AATTTTGGATCCTCAGTAGCAGTAGGAAACAATAAAATTGTTGTTGGTTGTGCTGCTCGTAACTCCAATACTGGAGCCATATACATCTATGACTTAGATGGAACTAACGAAGTTATTGTTACTGCTTCTGATGCTGCTGCTGGCGATCTTTTTGGATGCTCAGTAGCAGTAGGATCTGATAAAATTGTTGTTGGTGCTCGGTATGATAATGATAATAATCAATTTAGTTCTGGATCAGTATACATCTATGACTTAGATGGAACTAATGAGGTTAAAATAACTGCGTCTGATCCTGGGTTGACTGATTATTTTGGAGATTCAGTCGCAGTAGGATCTGATAGAATTGTCGTTGGTGCTTATGCTGATGATGATACTGGAGGATTTGATTTTGGATCAGCATATATCTTTGACCTTGATGGAAATCAATTAGCAAAAATAACTGCTTCTGATGGTGCTGTTGGTGATAATTTTGGGTGGTCAGTAGCAGTAGGAAACAATAAAATCGTTGTTGGTGCTTGGCGTGATGATGATAACGGATCTGATTCTGGATCAGCATACATTTATGATTTAGATGGTTCAAATGAGATTAAGATAACTGCTTCTGATGGTGCCGCTGGCGATAATTTTGGATACTCAGTAGCAGTAGGATCTGATAGAATTGTCGTTGGTGCTCGGCATGATGCTGATAGGGGAGATTTTGCTGGAGCAGCATACATCTTTGACCTTGATGGAAACCAGTTGTCTAAAATCACTGCTACTGATACTGCTGCTGTTGATCGGTTTGCAAACCGATTAGCAGTGGGTGATGATAAACTCGTTATTGGTGCTTTTGCTGATGATGATAATGGAAATGATTCTGGTTCAGCATACGTATATTCTCTTAAACTACCACTACCAACCACAGTAAAGAACCTCTCAAGTTCTTCTTATACTGGCACGATCAACGGAGCTACTTTCAATAGTGCTGGATACTTTGAGACCACTGCCGATGCTTGGGTTGGTGCTGGATCTGTTGCCACAGGAACATCGGACATGACTATAGAGCAGTGGGTAAGAGCTAATAGTTTTCCAGTTACATTTCATGCTACATTCTATTCACAAAGTTCTAATGTTAGTGGATTTTATGGAGTTGGATATGGAGCTGAAACAAGTGGGTGGTTCTTTGGCGATTACAATGGATCTGTTAGAAATGTTGCCACTTCTGGAACAACAGCATCAGTAAACACATGGTATCATTTCGTTGCTAGAAGATCTAGTGGTAATCTTACAGTCCATATTAATGGAGTTGATGTAACTTCGACTAGTGCTAGCACATCAATATCATTCACTGCTGCTGATCCTAGAATAGGAAACAACCCAGCAGCACCAGTAGGTGAATACTGGGATGGAGATATAGCAGAGACAAGAATTTATAATCGTGCTTTATCATCAACAGAAATCTCCCAAAACTTCAATGCTACCCGTGCTAAGTATGGCGTCTAACTAAATAGATAAAGCAAAGAATATCTATTAGAGGGCAGTCCGTAATGGCAAGGAAGACAATCCTGAGTAACTATTATCTCTTTGATGCGTCTGAGAGAGAAGTTGTAATTCCTGGTGGTGTTCAGAAAGAAGCATTGGTTCTGATCACTAACGTTACAGATAACAAAATTATCTATAACTTCTCTGATCCAGAGTTGACCTCTACTGAGTATCATATCTCAACTGATATTAGAAACGTCACTACAACTAGAGTTAAGTTGGCATATGATACTACATCTATGTCGGACACTGATAAACTTCAGATTATTGTTGACGATTTTGAAGAAACTTATCAACCAGCAGAGACATATCATGACTCTGTAAACAAGATGAGAATGTCTGCACCACAGTCGCAGATTGATACTGACTTTGAATACTCTACTCAGGACACCAAGTGGGAAGCACTGTCTCTTCTTAACAATAATCCCTTTGCTTACAAGAGTGCTACAAGTCTGAATGTTTCTGACATGACTGTCACCACAGACAGTAGAGAAGTTCTGGTTTCATGTAACCCACCTCCAGGTGCTGGTACAGCAATCTTTATTCAGGATAGTTTGTTCCCTGCAGCAAACGGTGTGTTTATTGTTGACGATGCAAACACAGGTCAAAATACATTCACATACACTGCTAAGTATGCTTGGACCCAAGGCGGCGGTACTATCTATGACGGTGCTAGAACTAATGTATACAGTGGTATTCATTATACTGGATCTGAATTAGGTGGAGTAATTACTGTTACCACTGCATCTGATAACAGAGTGATTGTTACTTGCACCAATGCTCATGGTCTTGAAGTTGGTAATGAGTTTGCTATTGCTGGTATCAGTGGTCAAAACATGAATGGATCTTGGACAGTTTCTCGTGTTAACTCGCCAGTTCAATTTACATATGTAACAACACTTGCGCCTAGTGGATCAACTGGTGGTACTATTAAACTTTATCCAAGACCTCAAGGTAATTCTATTCACAGAGCATTTGATGGTGGTGTTAAGTTCTCTACAAATACCCACTCTAAGAACCAATCAGCAATTAGACAGACTAAGCGTTACTTCCGTTATCAGTCTGGTAAAGGTGTAGCATTCTCCACTGGTTCTATTTTGGAACCAGCAATTGAGAACGTTGATAGTCTCACTGCATCTGGCAATACTATTACAGTTGTATGTGCAGTCGCACACAACGTTACTGTTGGATCTGAAGTTGATGTTCGTGGTGTCGATGATAACAATTACAATGGAACTTATGTTGTAACTGAAGTCATTGATGCTTACACATTTAAGTACAATTCAAATAATGCTCCAACTGATGCTGTTGCTTCTGGAGCATATACTGTAACGCCAGTCAATCTTTATGGAACAAACCTAGAGATTGGTATGATGGACCAACAGAATGGATTGTTCTTTAGATCTTCTGCTGGTGAACTATCTCTTGTTCGTAGAACATCCACTTTCCAGTTGTCTGGTAGAGTTACAGTAACTGCAGGAAGCACGCTTGTTTCTAGTTATACTTCTGTTAATGGACAAACAACTAAGTTCTCCAAGCAGTTGAAGCCTGGTGATTATATTGTTCTCCGTGGTTCTTCCTACCGTGTTGATGGTATTATTTCTGATACGCAGATTGTTATCTTCCCTGATTATCGTGGACCCACTGCATCTAACGTTCCAGTAACTAAAACAGTAGAAACAGAATGGAAACAGTCTGACTGGAACATTGATAGAATGGATGGATCTGGTAAGTCTGGTTACACCATTGATAAAACCAAGATGCAGATGTTCTACATGGACTACTCTTGGTATGGTGCTGGTTTTGTTCGCTGGGGATTCCGTGCTCAAAACGGTAACGTAATCTATGCACATAAGATTCCTAACAACAACCAGAACACTGAAGCATACATGAGATCTGGTAACCTACCAGCTCGTTATGAAGTTAATACTGTTGCTCCATCAACAGTTGCTACAAAGACTTTCTTAAACTCTGATGCTGTCTTGTATGTTGAAAACATTGCTAAGTTTCCAAGCACTGGTACGTTGAGAGTTAAGCAAGTTAGTGGTGCAACTGCTGGTGTCTATGAGTACATTAATTACACCAGCGTTGTTAAATTTGAGCAAGATGTATTGAATACTACTGCTGGTAATAATCAAATTGAGGTAGCAAGTACCACAAACCTTGCACCAGGTGGTGTCCAACCTATTATTTTTGATACTCCATTTTCTAACGTTGTAGCAAATAAAGTTTACTATGTAGCATCTGTTCCTTCCAGCACAGCATTTACTATTACTGATACTGCTGGCAGTTCTACTCCTATTGCATTGACAACTCAGACTGGTTCTGCTCTATCGCCACTAACTCGTGCAACATCTGGTTACTTTAGTGGTATTACTAGAGAGCAATCTGGATCTACTGGAAGATCTTTAACCATGGCTAATGGCAGTGCTATCGGAACTATCGATAGTGCAACTAATATTCAAGTTGGACAGAGAGTATATGGATCTGGTATTCCCGCAGATACATATGTTGCTTCTCTATCTGGAACTAGTATCACATTAAGTAACGCAGTTACTAGTGCTAATCCATCTGGTCTATACTTCCCTCCGTTGGGAAGTAATGAAGCAGCAAATACGTTTACTTACAGTGCAACCCAACCTATTGGTGTTGAATTACTCAATGCAACTGCAGTACCATCTATTTCACACTGGGGTTCTTCCGTTATTATGGAAGGAATGTATGATGATGACCGAGCATATGTTTATACCGTTGGTACTAAGCAGCAGCGTGGTATTGCTACTGGACAAACCAGAGCAATTCTTGCTCTTCGCCTAGCACCTTCTGTTGACAATGGTATTACTGGAAACTTTGCTACGAGAGAATTGATTAATAGAATGCAGTTGGTTCTTCGTCAGGTTGACATCTCTGCTACTGGTAAATTCTTCGTTGAATTGGTGTTGAATCCTGTTCCCGATCAAAATGAAACATGGTTGAACGTGGGTGGTACATCTCTGGCACAGTATTCTATTCTAGATACCAACACTGATTTGATTGGTGGGGAAGTTATCTTTGGATTCTATGCTGATAATGATGTTAAGTCTTATGACCTTAGCGCAGTTAAAGAAATCTCTAACTCCATTTTAGGTGGTGGATCTAACGGATATAATACATCCTCTGCTCCAAGTCCAACTGGTATCTTCCCAGATGGTCCCGAGGTTCTTGCTGTTAGATGTACCAACATTGCTGGTGGATCTAGATCTATTGACGCACGTTTCTCTTGGACGGAGGCTCAGGCATAAATAGAGTTGCCTTACTCCTATACCTATGCTTGGCAACAAATCCAAAGCAAAGGTAGAAGAGAAAGACGACCAGCATGAAGATAAAAGTGAAGTCCTTGGTAATTTGGTGAAAGTTGTTGTACTTATTTGGTCTGCTTCTCTCCTAACCTTTAGTTACGTCAGACTTCCAAACGGTCAAAAGATTCTTGACTTTGATCCTACCTTTATTGCCTCGGTCTTCTCTGGATCGTTAGCTGCCTTTGGACTGTCTCCCGCTAAGAGTGGCGGTGCTGCTCCTGCCAAACCAGTAGCAAAGAAAGAACCAGAGGTTGTTTCCGCTATTGAACCTAAAGATGCAAAAACTAATTAATATCGTAGCACTCCTATCAGGTCTGGTATCCCTATCAGTCGTTGGTGGGGGTGCTTATCTGTATCTGAATAAAGATACCCTAGTAGAAGATGCCAGAGCAAAGGTAACCAAAGCAGTTACCGAAGCAGTCACAGAGGCGCTGCCTGGGATGATTGATGGTGCTATGCCTGAGATGCCTAAGATGACTGGAGGTGCAATTCCTCAAGGTGGTGCGTCCCTTCCAACGACGACTGGACCCGCTATGCCCTTCTAACCATGAACCTCTTCAACAGCAACAAAGAACAACCTAGCGACTACTTCCCCGAACCTAAGAAAGAAAAACCGTCTAAGTTTAAGATTGTAGCTGCCACTGTTGGCGCTTTGTTTGCTGTATCTCATGTAGGTCTACTGGGATATGTCATACATCAACCACGTAGACATGATGTTCCTGTCATCAATATTCCCAGAGGAGATTACTCATCCTACAGGATCAAGGCAGGAAGAGATGGTTATGAGATTGAGTATAAAGCAAACGATCCTGCCATCCTACGCTCAGAAAGATCACTTCAAGTAGATAAAGATAAGCGTGGATGGTTTGGACCTACCACTGAGAAGCGTAGGGAGTATCGCACAGACGAATACACCATGGACGGCAGAAGGAACCT